CATCTTGCGAGTCTTCGAGCTAGTCAAGCAGACCCGCATGTGCCACCGGTCAACTACAACACAACGAGCAAGTCGTGTCAACTCTATGCTCTTTGCAAAAGCCCACGTTTTAGGTGAGCCATCGTCAAGGGCCTTGGAGTTGCCCTCAAGCAATTCCCATGCTTTGTGTTTGTTGTTGTGGAATGTGCAAACACGAACATCACTAGGCTTCCCACCATCATGATGGACAAGCGCCAGGTTCAAAGCATCAAGCTTGTTGCGCTCCCAGTCGTTCATCGGACTCAAGGCGCTAATCACAGCGGCCGCCGTCCAAACATCACAACCAACCTTGTCGGCAATCAGCTGGGCATGTGTGTGGGCATCTTCATACCACTCACCACCTAGGCGCGCCTCCTTGGAGGTCGCTCGGTCCCTCCATGTTCTGAGGTTCTTGCGGATGGCGCTATCACTTACATTCGTCAGGCTTTGCTTCTTCATTTCTTCAGCAAGAGCTTGATGATCACGATCCACATGGCCACCGTAACGCTTGCCATGAATGCCCAGAATCCTGAAAAGGAGCGCTTCATTTAAAGGCCCTCCTTCCATTCTGCTTGTTGATCAACTTAAAATCAAGCGTTTCGGTTCGCTTAATTACATCATGCATGACGTCTTCATGCGATGCTCTCAATAGCGCTGCTTGAATGTCAGCAATCGTGCTGCGCTGTTCCTCAAGGACCGTGATGATCTCACGGATCGTTTGCAGTGTCTTCTTTCTTTTGTTCATTGTTCTTTTGTTCTTGTTAGCTAGCCCACATGGACCAGTGACGAGACTACTATCAGGCCTCTCTGGTTCTTTCAAGAAATACTTTTAAATTTCTTCAGGGTGTTTTTGAGCCAGCGCTGCGCTCTCGTAACGTAAAAACACCCACAAACACTCCCACGCACCCAGGCCCCAGGCTCAGCGCTCCCCTGGCGTTCACTGATTGCCTAACCTGGCCAAGACTCCAGGACCTCCTTCCAGTATCGCCAGGGTAGGCCCCCCTTGATGCTTTTGGGAGCCCCTCGAGTCTCTTTTTGCGAGCAGAGGTCACGTCAGGACGCGCTAAGATGCTACAAGCCTGCGCTAAGGTCCCTATGGGGGTGATGTGGGACGCTCTCCGTATATCTCAACCTCTCAGACTTTTTTGTCAAAAATAGAACAGGGCCCCTAGCGATTACTAAGGGCCCTGCTTAATGAACAACACAATGCAAATATAGAGCATAAGGTCAACTCAGGGTTCCTCATCGTCTGACGAAGAGGGTGACCCGAAGTCAATCTCGATGCCTTCTATATAGGAATTAAAGGATTCGTCAACAATATTTAAGCCGACATTGAGCAGTCCTTTAGCTGCAAAGGAATTGTCATAGATCACTCGACACTGGTGCCGTGTGTCAGCCACAACAACTACATAGTTCTCGTAATGTTCGCCTAGAGTGGCTTTGAGTGATTCGAGATGGTCATCAGGCATACTTAAAGTTACTTAGAGAGTCTTTAAGATATCTAAGAGATGTGGTTGTAAATGAATAAAATTAAAAGAATACAGTGTTCTCTTAGTCATCTCTAAGAGTACTTATAGAGAGAAATTAACCCTTGTCAATAGTCTTTTTACTATCCCTATACGATCATTGATTTAAAACATTGATAATGAATCATTTACAACCACTACCAAGTGAGGATGTTTTTACTTCCTTTTCGTGTTTTGTAATATGCCTCTGCATACTTTTCTAGCTCCCTTTTAAGATCTTCCTCCTTTCGCTCTAGGATGCGTTCTGATGCGTCTTGGGCCATTTGGGCGGTCCAGTAGCCAACTGCCATCGAAAGCGCGTCTAAGCGGTCGTCATGCGTCACAGCGCCCCTGTCACGGGTTATGCGCGTCATCTGGTAGATCAGCTGGTATTTCAATGAGTGGTCCTTAGGATAGCTCTGAGTCGTGTCATAGTCGTCCTGAATGACCTTCGGGTCTATCACTAGCTTATGGCCTGTCATCACTGGCTCGAGGGTGTCAATGATCCTTCGTTCCTTTTGGGTGCTGTGTCGGACTTCCTCAATGGTGCACGGATGGACCTTGCGAAGTATTGGTTTTAGTAGTTCAACAAACATACCATCACCAAAGTTACTCTCCACGACAATCTCATTGACCTTGTGTTCTTTGGCGGTCATTGAAAGGAACTTAAGGGTTTCCTCTGAGTATCCTCCCTGGACGCCCCCGGCCGCAGTGACATACAGGAATCCGTTGAGCATCTTAACGACTGCGTATCCTGTCTCGTCCTTGCCTCGTCCTGACGGGTCGATTGACATGACGCTCCCAGTATACTTGATGTGCTCGCCAAGCGTCTTCATGGGGCGGTAGAATCTGTCTCCGGTCATCCCTACATTAGGTATTGAGCCATCCCATTCGAGGTCTGGGTCCCGAGCCCACACTAGGCGTTCAGGGGCTAGGTCGTTGTCAATGGACATCACGATAAGGTCCGAAAGCTTGAGCGGATACTTTTCGACGTCACTTAGGTTTGAGTCCAACATAAATTGAAGAGCATACCCAGCAGAACCATAGGATACTTTACGTTCGGCAAGGTCTACGTCAGAGAACCTTAGTGGCTCTGTGGACCTCCCCTTTTGTTCTATATCAACACAACAATCAGAAATGTTTCCATCGTAACGCTTAGCGTTTTGGTCGGGGGTTACATATTGAGCAGGCCAGATGCGTGTCTGGTAGCCTCGCTCTGTGAGTTGTCTGTATATTGTGTCTTCGCATTGGGGTGTTCCGAGAAAGATTATCTTTGAGTCGTCGAGCGGCTTAATGATCGCATCGAACTCTTTGACTTGTTCTCCGAGCTTGTCTCGCATCATTTGGGTTGCCGAGTTGTTCGGGACCTCTACGTCATCGGCAACAATGATGTCGGCACGCGACCCTGTCAGTTGAGATGTAATACCCAGGGACTTGACGGACGGTGCGTGGGCTGCTGGGGCTGGCCCAACGTCGAAGGAGATTTTACTGAATCGTTGTTTATCCTGAGGGATGAGGTGCTTAAGTAGGGGCATCTCATGGATAAGCCTAAGAGTAAAAGTTGAGAAGTCATCTGCTCGAGTTTTTGAAGCAGAGACAACAAGTATATTTTTTGAGGGATCGAGGAGCAACTGGTGGACAACGTAAGCAGAGCAGATCCAGCTTTTTCCAACGCCTCGAAAGCCTTGAATAACTGCTCGCTTGTCTCCGTGCTGCATGTAATCCGCGATCTCATATTGAATAGCTGTGGGGGCAGGCAGGTTTAGTTGCTTCCATACAAGGTAGAGGAAGTTGCGGAAGTCTTTAAGCTGTGATGCTGTTTGTTTTATATCAGCCATTGCTCACCATGCTCACAACCCTATCTACGTTCTTATCGTCGAACGGGAGGGCGCTTACCAGTTCTTGCAAGGGCGAGTCATCAGAAGCCACCGCACTTACATTGTTATCTTTGAGAAACTGACGGACCGTCGATAGGTCTGCCGTGGTAGCCTCTCCTGACTTTACCCGGTGCAAAAACTCATCGATGAGTAGGTCTTGGAGCTCGTATAGTTTATCTGATTTATCCATATTATTTAAGTTCCTTAATTATTTTAATAGCAAGGTAAGCCAGTGTTGCGAGTCCTACGCATATAGCAACAACAGTATTGACGCTCTCAAGTGTAAGTGTCCCGAGGAGTCCTGTGAATCCAATAAATGACGGCATGTATGAAGAGTTCATTTTACTGGGCTTTGTAAGAGTCGATGTATCGCTGATAGAGCTCTGGGTTTTCTTCCAGGACTTGTTTTTTAGCCGCTGCATTGTAAGCACTCAGTAACCTTTTAATTGCTTTAACCTTAGGGCTAGAAGACGCCGTTGGGTCCCTTGGGTCCGCATCAGGCATTGCTTGGTATCGCTTGTCCTTGAACATAGTAGCCAAGCGTTCCCTTAGGGTTTTTCCTCCAAGTTTCTTTGTGCCTACTAGTTGCATCATCCTGGCGTATGCTTGTTGCTTTGTTTCCGGATTGTAGTAGTCACGCATATCAAGGTCCTCAAAGCCTTTTCTTAGGCTGGTTGAGGGTTTTCCAAAGCCAGCCCCAAGGTTGCCTAATTCGTAGTCCACGATGTTTTTAGCCACATCTTTTGAGTAGATGGGATCAACTATACCTTTAAACCCTCCTGAGGACTCAAGGGTCTCAACGTCTCCTAAGAAGTTATACCGGGGAGGCAGGTCTCCCTCTAGTCCTGGGGTTCTCTTTATCATGTAATCCATGATCCCTCGAACTTCCCTGAGGGGTCGATCTTCTTGGACGTTCATGGTTTGATTTACAAAGTTAGGGACAAACCCACCTGCAATGCTTCCTACAAATTTCTCGGTGTTGTTGATTGGGTCTTTCAGCACCTTGAACAGGTTATCAATTCCCTGGACATAAGACTTGTTGGTGATGTTGTTTGAGAACGCAAGCGCCAAGACGCCGAATATTGTTCCCATGTCTTTCTCATCAAACTCATTATACTCGAGCCCTTCATTGATGTCGGCAATAATCCCGAGCATAGTGGCCATTGGGTCCATCCGTTGGTAGCTGTGGATTCGGTCCCCTATTCTGATTGAGTAAGGTTGGTTGTCTAGCTCCCAAGCCTTTCTCGCATTCTTTTCACGAGGACCATAACCACTAATTATCTTTGAGGTATCCTGGCTGGCAAGCATGTAGATCAATGATGCGGTTGTGGCTACAGACATAGCCATTTTCCCTTGAATCTCTGCGCGTTCAGTGGGTGTGCCCTTAGCTAATCCCTCTCTATACTTAGAGCTCATCATCCGTGTGAAGTGCATGGGCAGCCCAAACGGCGAGCGCTCTATACCGAACGCAAGGATGTTGGTAGGTGTCCGCACAAAAGGAACGATAGCGGTCATCCATGGGTTCTGGACAATGATATTTGAGAGCCCTTTTACTATACTGTTTTCAGAGTCTTGGGTATGTGTATTTATCTTAGCTCCTTGCTCAGCACGGGCAGCAAGTGCCCCTCGGTTCCCATATCCAATCTCTACTCCATCCTCAGTAATAAACCGTTTCTCTTTCTTTTGTTTCCTGATGTAGTTGGTTATGAAAGTTTCCCTAGCAGAGAACCTAAGGTTTTTCTTGTCTGCTAGTTCTTTGGCAGTCATTACCAGGTTCTTCTCATTAAAGACTCGCCCGGTTTCAGTGAGGTGTGCATTGACTCCTTTGTGGACATATTCCCCTAGTTGCTTACCTGAAAGGCCTTTTGCTTTTCCTTTGAGGGCTAACTCTGTCATCACATAGCTGCGATAAGACATTGCCTTAAACAGTTCGTCCCCCGTCAAGAGCCCCCGTGAGGGTAGCCTTACGATTGTTCCGATTGTATTTATAGCAGCGCCAAAGGCTCCTTCTCTGTCCGATTGGATAGCATTCATGCTGCTTTTAGCATCATCAAACTGCCTTGAATTAGGAATACTAATTGCCTCTCCAGACTTCGCAGCGCGAACGGCAAGATCAAATGAATCCATGATAGCCTTAGCGTCAAAGGCGTAGCGCAGGGTTGCCCTGGCCAACTCAAAGTTTCCAGTCAATGCGGCCCCGCCTGCCCTCTCTAAGGTCCTGAGCCCATAGGTTATCGCAGAACCAATCATGTTAATCTCAAAGGTAGAGATTCCAGATAACAACGAGTTAATCCAATACTCACGGACCATGTCAAACATGCGCTTGCCCATTGTCTGCTTAACAATCTTATTGAGTCCCGCCTCGATGCCATCAGCAGTGCGTGAAGTAAGAATCAGTTGTAGTAACTTCTCTTGGCCCATGCTCCCTCGGCGTTCGTTCTTGTATGCTTGAATGGCCTCGATGCTTTGTTCTTGGAGTTGGTTTAAGGAGCTATCAAACCTTTTGGACTTAACATCCCCATAGATGAACTTACGCTGAAGCATTGCTAAGGAAGGATACCGCCCATACAATCCCCACAGACGTTGAGTGCTGACCATCAGTTCCATCTGCTGAAGCATTTGAGCATACTTAGCATCATACATATCTAGCATCTCTGGGTCTGCGTTCTTCTGTGTCCTCTTAAGGAGATCGCTGGCTTCCTTTGCTAAGTTATGCACTTCTTCCGCAATAAGATTGTTGAGCATCTTAATCGCTAGTTGGTCTTTGAGCATCTCATCAAAGGTCTCCTTGAGCTTCTCGCCCTTACCCTCAAGCTCTTTGACCATCTTCTCCACGTTGTGAGGATTGACGCCAAAGGCATCGCTTAGCTCTTTATTGATTCTCTCTACGCTTTGCTTCGGATTAAGTAACTCATCCGCTGATATTTTAGGGATTTTGCTGTTTTTAGTAAGGAAATCTATTTGTTCCCCAGCAAGTGCTCTTGCAATGGTTATGAAGTCTTTCTCTTCCGAGATAGTCCTGATAACCCCTTTGATTGCCTCTACCCCTCCTCCTGGTCCTGCGTCTTTAAGCGCCCGTCTAATTACCTCTGTTAGCGCATCCTCATAGGCTTCCGCATCACTAGTCTCAGGGTCCATCGGGTTGCCGTCTTTATCAACAACGCGACCAATAGGGACTTCGTCTTGCGGGCTAACCGCTTTAACTTTTCCTCCACGAGCTTTTAGGTATAGCTCTGTTTCCCTCTGGATGTTATCTGGGAGATTCCTTAAGTTGATTTCTTTCTGCGAAGCATCCAAAAAGGTCACCTCGACATGGTCAGGCCGTCCGTTCCCTTCTTTTACCTCCTTGATGCTTAAGTTAATGTTTGCGTCAGCAACAGCCTGTCTTAAGAACTTTCCGTTACGAACTTGAGTGATGATTTGTGCTTTGTTTTTCTCAAACGTGGCCTTTCTTGTAAGAGCCTTTACTGAACCTTCGGCTAATTCTTTGGAAAGCGCACGCCTATTAAATGTTGTAACTTTACCCGCTGGGTCTGTCACCTCTACTGTGTAAGACCCCCTCCGTCCTTTAATTGTAGTTGTCTTAAATGTATAGTTATCCAAGTTAACTTTATCATCAAATTTGATAACATTAGCTTTGACCGATTCTTCGCGAGCTTCTCTTGCTTTACGTATTGTGCTATTAAATACCCGGTCTACTTCATCCATTATTTGTAAACTTTTCTTAAAGTCTACTCCTGCCTTTTCAAAGGCTTCAGATAGTTTCCCTTCAGCAACCCCACGATAAAGGTCAGTCCCGCTAAGTTCTTTAACTTGTTTTGCAAACTCTTTGTTAATCTTAACCTTATACTTAGTAGCGGCATTCATCAAGAACCCTAAGCCCTTTTCAAACTTAGCGCCTGACCCCGATAT